GCTCAAGTCCAAGCGTCTTCAAGTGATGAAGACAATGAATCTGGCTGAGAAGTTTAAGTCAGATGCAATCTACTTCCCAGTCTCTGTAGACTTCAGGGGGCGGGTGTATCCCGTGCCCTACTTCCTCCAGCCACAGGGTCCAGAGTGGGCTAAGAGTCTCTTGTCATTTCAGGAGAGCCAGCAGATGACCGAGAGCGGTCGCATGTGGCTCTACGCCCATACTGCGGCACGATGGGGTCTGGATAAAGATCCCTACATTAATCGAATTAAGTGGGTAGAAGAGAACATCTCCCTTGTCCGTCGCATCGGCGAGGATCCACTGTCTGAAATGACCTGGACGGACGCTGACGAACCGTGGGCGTTCGCCAGGGCATGCATGGAGGTTGCACGCATGCACAAGGAGGGCAAGTCGTTCAAGACTAACCTCCCGATCAGCATGGATGCTACTAATCAGGGACTTCAGATCTATTCCATGATCTTGAAGGATCCAGTAGCGGCTCTGGCAACCAACGTCACGCCTCATGACATCCCGCAAGATGTCTACCAACAGGTGGCTGACCGTGTCCGCAAGAAGTTGTTCGAAGACGACAACCCTTACGGGGACAAGTGGCTTCAGTTTGGCATTGACCGCAAGACAACTAAGCGTCAGACGATGACGCTGTGCTACGGGTCTACTTTCTTCTCGTGCCGCACATACACAGCCGAGTGGTTCTACGAGAGAGTCAAGTCAGGTAAGGTCAGCCCGTTCGGAGATGAGACCTACCGTCCTTGCAACTACCTAGCTGAAAAGATCTGGGGCAGTATCGGTGAAGTAGTGCAGTCAGCACAAGTAGGCATGGACTGGCTGCGTTCCGTGGCTGCTTTGTTTGTGCAGAACGACGTAATCCCACGGTGGACTACGCCACTCGGCTTCCCTGTCAAGATGCACTACGAGAACACGAACCCCTACACCATCAAGACAATGGTCGGGGGCACATTGCGTCAGCACCGCCTACGTATACCCAATGGTCAGACTAACAGTCGCAAGACCGTCAACGCCATCTGTCCCAACTGGATCCACAGCCTCGACGGGGCTGGTGGTCTGCTGGGGCATACCATGAATCTCGCTCAGAGTCACGGAATACAGTCGGTCATGACGATTCATGATTCGATTGGTGTTCTGTCAACTCAGGCCGAGGTGATGCATCAGAGTGTGAGGGAAGCAACAGTCGATATCTTCGGCGAGCAGGACCAGCTACAGAATCTGGCCCAGCAGCTTGCAATCCAGTTACCCTCCGGTGTATCGTTGCCGAGCCTGCCCAACCGTGGGCGGCTCAACATTTCCGAAGTCCTAAGTAGTAAGTACTACTTTAATTAGGAGAGACAGATGAAGAAGCGTTATCAGCGTTTTACGACTCCCGTAGGCACGGCCCTGTGGCCGCACCTCAACGAGCCAGATACGAAGTTCGACAAGGACGGCAGCTACAGTGTGAAGCTGATCCTCAATAAGGAGGAGACGCAGAACATCAAGAAGTTGCTGGCCGCACAGCTGGAGGAGTTCATCTCCAGTGGAGAGAGCAAGTCCAACAAGAAGGCTCCGATGCCGATCAAGGAGGACACGGACCAGGAGGGCAAGCCGACTGGTGACTACCAGATCAAGTTCAAGCTGCGTGCTGTAGGTCAGTCGCGTGGTGAACGATGGGAGCAGCGTCCTGCTCTCTTCGACAGCCAGTTGCAGCCCTGCACGGACATCATCGGCAACGGTTCGCGCATCAAGGTCGGTGCAGAGGTGGTGCCATACAGCACCGCCATGGCGGGCACTGGCGTCACGCTGCGTCTTAAGGCAGTGCAGGTGATCGAACTCAAGAGTTCTGGCGGCGGCGGTGCTGAGTCGTGGTCGTTCTCCAAGGAAGAGGGATTCACTAGCAGTGGCGAAAGCAAGCAAGAGCAGGAAGAAGAGATCGAAGAAGGCGACGGTCCCTTCGACTTCTGAGATCCGCATCAGACGCCAGGGTGATCTCTGGCGTTTGTGGATCGACATAGTTCCCGTCCCCGCTTCGAGGCCAAGGTTTTCGAGGTGGGGCGGGCCATACTATGGCAAACGATACACTGCGTTCCGTGAGGAGATGGCAGTGTTACTGGATCAGACGGAACTGCCGGTCGAGTTCCCTCTGAGTGGCGATCTTGAGGCTTACGTCATCTTTGGTGTCGTCAAGCCCAAGACAAGTAAGCGGACGAGTCCGAGGGGGGACATCGACAACTACTTCAAGACACTCGATGTGTTCAACGGTGTCGTCTGGAAAGACGATGACCAGTTGGTAGGCGCACGTATGTCGAAGGAGTTTGCCGATATACCCTGCATTTACCTGGAGGTATATGGAGTTCCTCAGGCACGAGCCCTGCCCGAAATGTGGGAGCAGAGACAATCTCGCTCGGTATGGTGACGGGCACGGCTACTGTTTTGGTTGTGAGTACTACGAACGCGGCGACGAACTGCCGCCTGTAAAGAAGGAGAAAGAGATGACTGATCTGATTGACTACCAAGTCTCAGGACTGCCCAAGCGTGGGCTGGACGAAGAGACATGCAAGAAGTGGAAGTATGGCGTGGGCACCTGGAAGGGCCGTCCTGTCCAGGTTGCGAACTACTGCAATGCACAGGGGACCGTAGTGGCGCAGAAGCTGCGGTTCCAAGACAAGACGTTTAGGTGGGTTGGAGACCCTGACAAGGCTGGCCTCTACGGGTCACACCTGTGGCGTGATGGCGGCAAGATGGTGACGATCACCGAGGGTGAGATTGACGCACTGAGCCTGTCGCAGTGCTTCAACCTCAAGTGGCCCGTGGTGTCCATCCCGAACGGGGCCAAGTCGGCCTCCAAGATCATTGCCAAGAACCTGGAGTGGCTGGAGTCCTTCGAGAGCGTGATCCTGTGCTTCGACCAGGATGCTCAGGGTCGAGCAGCGGCGCTGGAGGCAGCACAGCAACTCAGCCCAGGCAAGGTCAAGATCGTCTCCAGTCTTCCGCGTAAGGATGCCAATGAGTGCATCCTGAATGGAGAGGTTCGAGAGCTAGTTGACTCCATCTACGGAGCGAAGAGCTATCGTCCTGACGGTGTCGTCCCTGGCGAGGAAGTGTGGGAGATGATCATCAAGAAGGATGCTCGTCGCTCCCTCCCGTACCCGTGGGACGGGCTGAACAAGAAGCTGTTTGGCATGCGTAGTGGTGAGCTTGTGACACTGACGGCAGGCACAGGCATCGGCAAGAGCAGCATCACCAGAGAGATTGCCTACTACCTCATCAAGCAAGGTGAGAAGGTGGGCTACATTGCTCTAGAGGAGAGCATCCGCAAGACCTCTGAGAACATCATGGGTCTGGAACTCAATGTGCCTCCGTACTTCTGGGAAGAGCGTGAGATCACGGACGAGTCCAAGCGCATGGCGTTTGACGCTACAGTAGGTGGCGGCAACCTTGTGTTGTATGACCACTGGGGATCCATCGATCCGTCGAACCTGCTCAGTCGTGTGCGCTACATGGCCCGTGCGATGGAGTGTAGGTATGTAGTGCTCGACCACCTGTCGATTGTGGTGAGCGCCTTGGAGGACGGTGACGAGCGCCGCATGATCGACAACGTCATGACGAAGCTGAGGTCGCTGTGTGAGGAGACGGGCATTCACCTGATGCTAGTGTCGCACCTACGCAGGCCCGAGGGTCGGTCACACGAAGAGGGCGGGACGACTAGCTTGTCTCAGCTTCGTGGTAGCCACGCCATAGCTCAATTGTCTGACGCCGTGATCGGGTGTGAGCGCAATCAGCAGGACGAGAGCACGAGCAACCTAATGTCCATGCGTGTTTTGAAGAACCGTTACTCTGGTCACACTGGGATTGCGACAACTCTGGACTACGACATTCAGAGTGGTCGCCTGTCTGAGTGGGTCGCACCTGAGGTAGTTGATGTTCCTGGGGAGTCAAGCTGATGAATACCGTCATCTTCGACATTGAGACGAACACGATCTCAGACTTCCGCACGCTGCTGGGCCTCAAGACGATTCACTGCATCGCACTTGCGGAGAACGGCGGCGAGCCAGAGATCCTTCCTACAGAGGAAGCTCTAGAGCGTCTGCGACTAGCAGATGTCATCGTTGGGCACAACATCCAGAGCTTTGATATCCGTGCGATCCAGCGTCTTTACCCTGGGTGGAAGCCTGAGGGTGTAGTCAGGGACACACTGGTCATGTGCAGGATG